CTGCGCAGCCTCGGCAGCGCCGGGCGCTTCGAGTCCACCGGCATGCTGTGCTTCAAGGCCGGCGAGGTGCTGGGCATCGCCGGCGACACGCCGCGCGCGCTGGCCGTGCGCCTGGAGCCGGTCGACGACCCGTTGCAGCCGCATCGCCACGCCGCCCCGTGCGGCGCACCGCCCGCAGCCTGGATGCAGGCGCAGCCGGCCGCCACGCTGGCCACCGCGCCGACAGCACCGGCCCTCGCGCCCGGCGCCGCGCCGGCAACGCCGGCATCCGGGGCCGAGCCCGCCAGGCCGCAAGCCCCTCGAGCCCGCCGGCTGCGGCCGGCCGGAGCCTGACGTGTTCGCCGAGAACCTGTCGGTGTTCTTCGACACCGCCGGCTTCGCGCAGGCGGCCACACTGGCCGGCCAGCCCGTCACCGGCATCTTCGACGCCGCCTACGCCGACGCCTTCGACGCCATCGCCATGCGCGGCCCGCGCTTGACGCTGCCCACCGCGGCGGCCGGCGCGGCCACCGCCGGCACCACCTGCGTCGTCGGCGGCGTGTCCTACCGGGTCACGTCGGTCCAGCCCGACGGCACCGGCGTGACCACGCTGCTGCTGGAGCTGGCCTGATGCCCGCCATCAAGCACGACGCGATCGTGAAGGCCATCGTCGACGCGCTGCTGACCGCGCCGGCCGTGGCCGGCGGCAACGTCGACGACGCCACCACCTGGGACGAGCTGCCCGAGACCGTGGCCGAGGGCGTGCGCGTCGTCTGCCTGGACAGCGAGCCGCTGGCCCGCCGCTACGGCGCGGTCGACTGGCGCACCGTCGTGCGCTGCAGCTGCTTCGCCAGGACGGACACCGCCGGCGCCAACGGCCGCCCCAGCGGCCAGATCGCCGCCACCGTCTACGCCCGCCTGATGGCCGCGCAGACCCTCGGCGGACTGGCCGAGACCATCGACGAGCCGCGGATGCAGTGGGACACCGCCCAGCAGCTCAGCAGCCGCGCCGGCGTGCTGCACCTCGACTTCCCGGTGCGCCACGTCACCACCGCGCGCCTCCTCACCTGACACCCAACCGGAGCACTCCCCATGCCCACCGCCGAATCAGCCAAGCTGCAATACGAGGCCGGCCAGTCCAGCACGGCGATGACCCTGCTGACCAACAGCGGCGACGAGATGACCTTCACGAGCGCCGCCAGCCTCTGGTCGCGCCGGTCCGGCTACGCCCCGGTCGTGCGCCCCAACGGCCTGCTGACGGGCGGCGTCATCACCCCGCACGCCAGCGACAACGACAAGGTCAACGTCGCCGCGCTGACGCTGAACCTGAACGGCGTCGTCACCACCGTCAACGCCGGCACCGCCACGATCACCCGCGGCGTCAGCACCGACACCCACAACATCACCAGCATCACGATCAACTCGTCCGGCGCCATCACGGCGGTGGCCGGCACCGACGGCACCAGCTTCAGCGAAACCCGCGGCGCCAACGGCGGCCCGCCGCTGATCGCGGTCGACTCGGTCGAGATCGGCCAGGTGCGCACCACCAGCGTCAGCGCCGGCCTCATCACGGCGGCCGAGATCCTGCAGGTGGTCGGCACCCACCAGGAGCGTGCCGACTTCCCGCTGTTCAACGTCAACTACGGCAGCGGCTCGGTCACCTTCCTGTCGGCCCTGCCCGAGATCCACACCGGCACCGTGCCCAAGCGCATCTACGCCAGCTACGCTGCCCCGATCTTCTCCGACGTGCAGCTGGCCAGCGACTTCGTCCCGCCCGAGACGACGCACGCGGTCACGTCCACGCAGGTCTACGGCACCACGCTGGGCAGCTCCACCAGCACGCTGAACCAGGGCACCTTCACCGCGTACCTCACCAACGGCGTCAGCGACGCCCTGGTGACGCTGAAGAACCAGGAACTGTGGTTCCGCTTCTACCCGGACCGCTACGCCTCGGCCTACATCCTCAGCCAGGGCAAGCTCGGCATCGCGCGCACCTTCCCGGCCGGCGACAACATCGCGGCGGCCTGCACCATCAGCGCGTCGGCCGCCGCCACCGAGGTCGCCTGATGCCGTTCGACATGGCTGCGTTCGAGCGCGCCGACTTCCGGCCGCGCACCGAGCGCATCGACGTGCCCGAGCTGGCCGAGTTCTTCGGCCCGGACGAGCCTGCGCAGTGGGAGGTGCGGCACCTCACCGCGTCCGAGATCCAGCGCGCCACCGATGCCAAGCAGCGGCAGGCCACGGTGCGCACCATCGTCGACGCCATCGCCTCGGCCGGCGAGCAGGCCGCCGGCATCCGCAAGTTCCTCGGCATGAGCAACGACACGCCCGGCGAGATCGCCAAGCGCCTGGAGATGCTGGTTGCCGGCAGCGTGTCGCCGCGCATCGAGCTGCAGCAGGCCGTCAAGCTCGCCGAGGCCTACCCGATCGTCTTCCTGACGCTGACGAACCGCATCCTCGAGCTGACAGGCAAGGGCGCCGACCTGGTAAAGCCCGCCGCCGCCTCGCAGACGATCGCTCCCTCTTCGCAGCCATGAGGGTGATCGAGATGCGCGGCGGCTACCTCTACCAGCACCGTCCCGACGTCATCAGCCAGGGCTGGATGACCGACGACGAGGTCGCGCTGTGGGTGGCGTTCTGGGAGTTGCGGCAAGCCGAGACCGGCGAGAGGTAAGCCGTGGCTGACATCAGCCAGGTCATCGCGCTGGTCTTCAAGGGCACCGACGAGGCCAGCGCCGCCATCAACCGGGTCGAGCAGAGCCTGCAGGCCGCCGGCAAGGCCGGCGACGCCACGTCCAAGGTCGGCGACGACCTGGAGAAGGCCACCGCCAAGGCCAGCCAGTTCGGCTCCGCGCTCGAAAAGGCCGTGGGCTTCCTGTCTGCCGGCCTGATCGCCCGCGCCTTCGTCGACGCCAACGTCGAGCTCGAGCGCTTCCAGCGCGCGATGACCCTCATCACGGGCAGCAGCGATCGCGCCAACGAGGAATTCGAGTACCTCAAGCGCACCAGCGACCTGCTGGGCCTCAGCGTGCGCGACTCGGCCAATGCCTACGTCAGCCTGTCCGCCGCCACCAAGGGCACCGCGCTGGAAGGCGAGAGCACGCGCCGCATCTTTGAGAGCGTGGCCAACGCCATGAGCACGCTGGGCCGCAGCAGCGCCGACACCGAGGGCGCGCTGCTGGCCATTCAGCAGATCATCAGCAAGGGCACGGTGAGCTCCGAAGAGCTCCGCGGCCAGCTGGGCGAGCGGCTGCCGGGCGCCTTCCAGATCGCCGCGCGCTCGGTCGGCGTCACCACCCAGGAGCTGGGCAAGCTGCTCGAGACCGGCCAGCTCACCGCCACCGAGTTCTTGCCCAGGTTCACCGAAGAGCTGAACCGCGCCTTCGGCGAGCCGGCCCGCGTCGACGGCTACACCCAGGCCATCAACCGGCTGCGCAACGAGATCGACGAAGCCTTCGTCGCGCTCGGCCAGACCGGCGCCTTCGAGGGCCTGCAGCGCGCCGTGGCCGCCATCTCGGCCATCATCAGCGGCAGCGTCAGCAGCATCCGCTTCTTCGGCGAGACCATCGCCAACATCGCCGTGGTGCTCGGCGAGGCCGGCACGGGTGACTTCGGCATCTTCTCGGCCGACTGGACCGGCTTCGGCCAGCGCTTCAAGGAATCCCTGGACAAGGCCGCCAACAGCACCAGCAGCCTGACCGAGGCGCTGTTCGGCGCCCGCAACGAGGCCAGCGCGGCCGGCGCGCAGGTCGAGTCCCTCGGCCGCACCGTCAGCGACCCCAAGCTGACCGGCGCGCAGATCCTGTCCGAGCTGAAGAAGACGCTGAAGGACATCAAGGACGAGGACGCGCTCAACAAGGTGATGGCCGACATCGTCACCAAGTTTGCCCAGGGCAAGCTGTCGGCCGACGAGTTCGCCAAGGCCAACGCACTGCTGGAGAAGTCGCAGGACAAGCTCGCCGGCACCGCCGCCAAGACGGCCGAAGAACTGCGCAAGCAGGCCGCCGAGCAGCGCAAGGCCGAAGAGGCCGCCCAGCGCGCCGCCATCGAGCTGGAGAAGATCGCCAGCAACGAGCGCATCAAGTTCATCGAGGCGCGCATCAGCATCGACGTCGAGCGCGTGAAGGCCCAGGCCGAGACGGTCCGCGCCGCCTTCGAGTCGATCAACACAACCATCGACAGCACCGCCGACATCATCTCCAAGGCCTTCGGCGCCCTGACCGGCGGCGACTTCATCGACAGCAGCACCCGCAATGCCCTGTTCCGTCAGCTCGACGTCGAGAACGCCCGCCGCGACCGCGCCCTGCAGCAGCAGGCCGAGCTGACCCAGGCGCAGATCAACCTGCTGCGTCAGCAGGCCCAGGCCATGGAGCGCGGCGACGCCCTCGTGAAGATCGACGGCGCCGGCCTGCAGCCGCACCTCGAGGCCTTCATGTGGGAGATCCTCAAGACCATCCAGGTCCGCGTCAACCGCGACGGCCTGGGCCTGCTGCTGGGGCTGTGACATGCACCGCCGCGCCGTCCTCGCCACCACCACCTACGACCTGCAGGGCGTGGTCGAGCTCGACCTGGCCGACGACACCGACATCGGCGAGACCCGCCGCCGCGTCAACCGCCAGGCCACGCTGGACGGCGGCAGCGTCGTCAACGACGCCGGCCACACCGAGGCCGACCGCACCATCGAGCTGCGCTGGACGCCCACCGCCGCCGCGGTCGAGGCCAACGTCGATCGCCTGGTGCGCACCTACGGTGAGCTGATCTGCAGCCACCGCGGCGGCGTGCATCTGTGCGTGCCCGAGGCCTACCAGCACACCCCCGATCAATCCCGCCTGCGACTGCTGGTCAAGCGCCAGCTGTCCGGCTGACTCTCCAGGAGCACCCATGCCCGCACCCGCATCCGCCACCTACAGCGTCCAGGCCAAGATCGACGCGCACACGGCATTCCGCAACCTGATCGACACGGGGACCAACGGCCTGGTGCGTATCCGCAACAGCGCGGACGCCCTGCTGTGGGAGGGTGCCATGTCAGACCCCTGCGGCACGGTCAACGGGAGCACGGGACAGCTCACCATCACGATGAGCACCAACCCCAACGCGACCACCACGGGCACGGCAGCCTACGGGGAACTGTGCCAGTCGAACGGCACCGTGCACCTGTCGCTGCCGGTGGAGACCGGCACGGCCGCCGTCAGCGGCAAGCTGGTCCTGAACACCCTGTCCATCGTCAGCGGCGCGCCCGTGACGATGGTCAGCATCACGATCGGCTGACGGCCCACGCTGTCCGCCACGGCACAGCCGAGCCGGTGCACCCGTCGTGAGCGACACCTACTACGACGACGTCTCGCTGCTGCTGCACTTCAACGGCAGCGACGGCGGCACCACGTTCACCGACAACAGCCCGCTGGCCCACACGGTCACGGCGCAGGGCAACGCGCAGCTCGACGACCAGTCGCCGAAATTCGGCACTGCGTCCCTTCTGCTGGACGGCACCGGCGACTACGCGACCGTCCCGTACCACGCCGACTTGCACCTGAGCACGGGCGACTTCACGATCGAGTGTTGGGTGCGCGCGTCGGTCAGCAACAACAGCAAGACCATCCTTCACCTGGGCCGCACGTCCAACAACGACACGGCCTGGATCCTGGCGATCACCTCGGGCGGGTATCTGCAGTTCGAGGCGCGCAACGATGCTGGCACCTCGGTGTTCCCCACGCAGACCAGCGGCGGCGGCTACACCGACGACACCTGGCACCACGTCGCCGCCACGCGCGAGGGCAACACCTTCCGCATATTCAAGAACGGCACGTTGCTGGCCACGTCCACGTCCAGCCTGACCATCCGCGCCGCGGCGAGTTCGCCGAACTACATCCTCAGCATCGGCGCGCTGGCCGGTGGAACGGGCGCCTGGAACGGCCGCATCGACGACGTGCGCATCACCGCCGGCGTCGCCCGCTACACCGCGGCCTTCACCGCGCCCACCGCAGAGTTCCCGGACGAAGGCCCGCCGGCTGAGGGCCGCATCTCGGCGGCTGGCCCGCTGCAGGCGCCGGAGTTGCGCGGCACCGTGCACGCGGCCTTTGCGGCCGCCGCCGGCCCGCTGGAGCTGCCCCAGCTGCTGGCCGCGCAGTCGCGCGCCTTGATCGCCGCCGACGGTCCGCTTCAAGTGGCGCAGGTTCTTGCGTCGCTGCGCAACGGCGTGATCAGCGTGGACGGCCCCCTGCAGCAGCCCGCCGCGCTGGGCGGCCAGTGGCGCGCCTGGATGTCCGCCGCCGGTCCGCTGGGCGTGCCCGAGCTGCGCGGCACGCAGCTCGCCGGCACGGTGCAGGCACCGTCGCTGCTCGACGCGACCGAGGCCAAGGCCCGCGCACACCACCTGGCAGCCTTCGCGGCTGCCGCCTCACCCCTGGGCGCGCCGCAGCTGCTGGCCCGGCACACCGGTGCGCGCATCGCCGCGGCAAGCCCCCTGGGCGCACCCGCCGTGGCCTTCTGGCACGATTTCACCGGCCAGGTCGACCCCGATGCCCCGCAGCGCTACCTGATGGACCTGGTGACGCCATCCGGCACCGTGCGCGTGCCGATCTCGAGCTGGCAGGCCACGCTGCAGAGCGGCGCAGCGAACTACCTCCAGTGCGTCATCCCCAACGCCGGCGCCTGGTCGGCCCAGATCGCCGCGGCCACCAGCTTCGTGATCCTGCGCGCCTCGCGCACCGCCGCGGGCGGCTGGGTCGAGTACCCCATGGTT